GCTGCTGAACTTAAAGCTAAAGAGAAACAACTTCTCCAAGTTAAAGTACAGCTAGAACAATTACAAGAATTCTATGATAAACTAGATGCTGAAATTAAAACCCTAGCTCCTGCTAAGGCTAAGAATGAGGCAGAATGTGATGTCTAGAACAATACATACAACTGACAAACCTGTAACACTTGAAGGATTCCAAGCAGTACTAGCACCTAGTAAGTTTGGTTATTCCTTATCGGCTATAGTTGGTAATGATCTTATCGACAAGCTAGAAACTGAGAGGGCTGATGTTCTTAAATGGGCAGAGTCAAAACTCAAGAACCCTAAGAGATCCACGCTCAAGCCTGAGCCATGGGAAGAAGTCTCTGATGGGAAATATAAATTAAAGTTCTCATGGAGTGAGGACAAACGTCCGCCTGTAGTAGACACAGAAGGAGTACCAGTTACCGATGCAAAAACACCATTATACGCAGGGTCTACAGTTAAATTGGGTTTCTATCAGAAGCCTTATATCCTTAGAGATGGAGTTACCTATGGTAGTTCTCTTAAGCTTGTTGGTGTACAAGTTGTCTCAGTGAAAGGAGAAGCTGGAGTAGATACTGGCGACCTAGATGCTACTGAAGTAGCTGAGTTATTTGGTACTACATCAGGATTCAAAACAAATGATCCTAATGTAACACCGACAATATCTACAGATGAAGAAGAAGACTTCTAAATATAAATCAGGGCTGGAAGAGAAGGTAGCTAACCTTCTCGAAGGTCTTGGTGTAACTTATGAATATGAAAGTAAACGAGTTCCTTACACTATACAACATAATTACTGTCCTGATTTCGTGTTACCTAATCATGTTCATCTCGAAACCAAGGGCTATTGGGACGCAGCTGATCGCCGTAAGATCAAGGCCGTCAAGAAAGATAACCCAGAATTAGACTTAAGGATGGTGTTTCAATCACCATTTAATAAAATTTCAAAAAAAAGTAAGACGACTTATGCGATGTGGTGTGAACGTCACGATATCCCATGGACGTCTTTCCATAATATTCCACTCGAATGGTTAATCTAACTGAAAGCGAGTTCGTGAGGCACATGCCTTGCGAGAATTGTGGTTCATCAGATGGAAATTCTCTCTACTCTGATGGACACACATTTTGTTTTGTCTGTCATAATAGAACAGGCAACAATGATGTTATTCACAGTCAAAGAATGACTAAAACTGTACACCTTACAGGCTCAGCCGAACGGCTGCAGAAAAGGAATATATCTGAAAAGACTAATCAATTCTATCAAATATATAGAGATGGGAATACGTTAAGGTTCCCTTATTATGATGAGTCAGGTATATTACAGGGTGTTAAAATAAAAACAAAGAAAAAAGACTTCCGTTATGAAGGAGTTTCCACTGACACTTTATTTGCTCAGCATAGGTTTCCTGCTACTGGTAAACGTATTGTTATTACTGAAGGTGAACTAGATGCTGCTAGCTGTTATGAAGCGATGTCTGGATGGCCGATGGTTTCGCTTCCTCATGGGGCAGCCTCTGCTAAGAAGGACTTACAAAAACAAATCCCATTACTACAGGGCTATAAAGAAATCGTACTCTTATTCGATTCCGATGAGCCAGGTCGTAAGGCGGCGAAGGAAGCGGCTAGCATACTCCCACCTGGCAAGGTTAAGATCGCTAGAATCGAACCCTATAAGGATCCGTCAGAGGCGTTACAGGCTAATGACGCTGAAGCGATACGAAAGGCTATTTGGAACGCTGAAGAGTATAGACCTGATGGGATTATTGAAGGAAAAACGCTTCAATCGTTAGTTACTACACCATTACCACCAGCCGACCATGACTATCCATTCAAAGGGTTACAAGATAAACTGCACGGGATTAGATATCAGGAGCTTACAACGATTACTTCAGGATCTGGCCAAGGAAAGTCCACATTCTGCCGTCAACTTGCAGTTAACCTACTCACCAAAGGAGAGAGGGTTGGGTACTTGGCACTTGAAGAGTCAAATAGAAGAACCGCACTTGGATTAATGTCCACAGCTGTAGGCAAATCGTTACACATAGGAGAACATGAACGAACCGACCTCGAAGAGTATTTTCGTGATACCATTGCTAATTGGAATCTCTACTTGTTTGATGGCTTTGGTAGTTTTGACCCAGACGTTATTTACAATCGGATCGAATACCTTGCCAGTGGATTGGAGTGTCGTATTATATTCCTAGATCACCTCAGTATATTATTGAGTGGTCTTGATGGAGATGAACGACGTACCATAGATATCACGATGACCAGACTAAGATCATTGGTTGAACGTACTGGTATTGCACTATTCTTAGTATCACATTTAAGGAGAAGTAACAATGATAGGACTTCGCACGAAGAGGGAGGTAAAGTGTCCTTATCCCAGCTCCGTGGATCTGCGGGCATCGCTCAACTTAGCGATCAAGTCATTGCCCTCGAACGAAATCAACAGTCCACAGATGAACGAGATATTGCGACTCTTAGAATTATTAAGAACCGCTATTCTGGTGAAACAGGATTCGCAGGAAAGATAAAATTTAATTTAGAAACTTCACGATTCACTGATTATGAAACTACGGAATCACCAATTTTCAACCCAACCACGGATTTTTGAAGGGGGTGGGTATGAACATCCATGGTACAAACATACCATTAAAGAGAATGGGTGTGTACGAAAAAGTGATAAAGCTATACCAATATTAAAATCGCCTAACCCACCTAGCAAAGAAGCAATTGAAAAAGCCAAGTTCGTCGATAAAACCTACCACTGGGATGGTGGTGTTCGATCTAGAAACAAACGGACTACTAAATGATGCGACACGTATTCACTGCTTATCCCTATACTGGTCAAAGGATGAAAGGATGGAGACGTTTAACGATGAACCCTATGCCAAGAATCCGAAAGATCTTCCGATGGGTGGTGCATATTCCATTACTACGGGACTCGGTTGGCTCGAAGTGGCTGATGTTTTGGTTGGTCACAATATTATCGGCTTTGACATACCTATTATTCAAAAGCTTTACCCTTGGTTTAATCCTCGGGGGACTATTGTTGATACTCTTTTGTTATCTCGCCTTTATCATCCTAATTTACTCGATATAGATAAGCAACATGCGTGGAAACACATGCCGTTACAACTATACGGACGTCATTCACTTGAGTCCTATGGTTACAGGTTAAATGAATATAAAGGTAACTTTAGTAAAACGACTGATTGGAAAAATTGGTCTAAAGAAATGCAAGATTATTGCGAACAAGATGTTGTTGTAACCACCAAATTATGCAAACACTTCCACCCTTACCTGAATGGGTCTCGTTAGAGCATCAGGTCGCACAAATTCTTACAAAACAGGAGCAACATGGATGGTTTTTTAATGAGCCAGCTGCACGGGAACTTGAATCTACTCTCCGAAAAGAGTATGAAGAAACTAGTCAATTACTACGCAACAGGCATCCTTACGTTAGCGGACCGATATTTACTCCTAAGCGAGCTAATCGGACCAAAGGCTATGTCGCTAATGCTCCATTCACCAAACTCAAAGAACTAAACCCCACCTCTAGGGACCATATAGCATGGATACTTTCCACACATTACGATTGGCAACCATCCTCACTGACGAATTCAGGGAAGGCGGTTATAGACGAGACCGTATTAAAAGATATTGGGACGGATATAGCTCTTCAGTTTCTGACACTATTGGATCTGACCAAAAAGCTTGGGATGATATCAGAAGGCGTGAACGCATGGCAGAAGCTTGTTACGACATCTAGTAGAATTCACCATCATTGTTCGGTAGCCACCTCTACATTTAGAGCAGCCCACCGATCTCCAAATTTGGCACAGGTGCCTAGTGATGAACGATTTAGAAGACTTTTCACTGCCTCGCCTGGTCTTTTCATGGTCGGGTGTGATCTTGCTGGTGTTGAGCTACGGATGCTTGCCCATTATCTTGCAAGATGGGATGGAGGAAGGTACGCAAAAGTGTTATTGCATGGCGACATACACCAAGAAAATGCTGACAAGATTGGCGTATCCAGAAAATTGGTCAAGACAATTTCCTACGCATTCTTGTATGGAGCTGGAGACCAGAAACTAGGTTTATCCTATGACAAACAATTATCACCCGAGAAGGCTAAGAAGAAAGGCAAAGAGATCCGTAAGGCTTACATCGATGCCATCCCAGGTCTTGAAAAACTCTTGGAGGGAGTACACAAAGCTAGTGAGAGAGGTTATGTACAGGGTATCGATAAAAGAAAGATACTAGTAGATTCAAAACATAAATCTTTAAACTACCTTATTCAAGGATCGTCAGCGGTTCTTGCAAAACGATGGATGCTATTAACCCATGAAAATTTACCACCAACTGCTAGGCAACTTGCATTTGTTCATGATGAACTACAATTTGAATGCGAAGAAAAAGAAGTAGATGATCTCAAGTTCTTACTTGAATTATCTGCAGTACAGGCTGGTGAGTACTACAAACTAAGATGCCCTATAGCTGCAGAATCTAAATCAGGATCTACATGGGCAGATGTACACTAATGTATGAAATTATTAATCGATGCTGACTTTATCGTATATAAGTCATGTGCTGCAGTAGAAACTGAAGTTGATTTCGGGGATGATGTAATCCTTGTTACCAGTAATTTTAGTGAAGCTTTAGCCGCTACAAATAGAGAACTGACCAAGATAAAAAATAAATTTGGTGCTTTCTCTGAAATGATACTGTTCTTTTCTGATAGTATAAATTTTAGGAAACAAATATTAGAGTCCTATAAAGGGCACCGTAATCGTAAGAAACCATGCGGTTACAAACGAGTCATTAATGCTCTTAGAAAAGAGTATAAGGTTATTATAAAACCTAGCTTAGAAGCTGATGACGCAATGGGAGTTTATAGTACCAAGTACCCAGGAAATTGTATTGTATCCCCTGATAAGGATATGAAACAGATACCAGGTCAACTATATAACTTAGATGAAGTATTCACAGTCAGTAAAGAAGAAGGTGCTAAATGGCATTTAATTCAAGCATTAGCTGGCGACCAAACAGATGGTTACAGTGGAGTCCCAGGGATCGGGGTGAAACGTGCAACATCATTATTTGAAGAAGATGGATACAGTTGGAAAACTGTCACTAAAGCCTTTACAGATAAAGGTATGACCGAATATGATGCTATAACAAATGCAAGACTAGCTCGTATACTTACTGCAGATGACTATGACTTCAAAACCAAACAACCAATCCTCTGGACTCCCACCCCCGATTACCAAGTTAACGGTTGAACAAGAGTTTAAGTTAAGACAGCTTGAACTTACACTACCAAAAGATGAAGTAAAAAAGGAAGATATAATAACTGTCTTCCTTGCTTTACAGAAACAAAATTATGTCTTAATTAATTCACTCACCAACTTAGTTTCAAAATGGCCAAAGGACCATCATACTACCAAAGGGGTTCTACCGATGTTTGGGATTTTATTAGAGAACAAGGACTGAACTTTCATTTAGGTAATGCTATTAAGTATATCTGCAGAGCAGGTTACAAAGATAGTAAAATACAAGATTTAGAAAAAGCTATCCACTATTTAGAAAACGAACTCACCCATGAAAAAGACGTTTATTTCCGAGCAAGCCAAGGAATTCCGTACCCGTTACAATCTGAAGTCATCCCCGACGAAAGACAAGCGTACCTATCAGAAGAATCTGATCGTAGAGGAATTTAAAGAATTCCTTGATGCAGAAGGGCTTCTGTTTAGGAAGAATTTAGTTTTCGAGGCGGAAGCTTTAAAGGAACTAGCTGATCTAGTCTATGTATGCTATCAATATGCTGAAAATATGGGTTGGTTATTAGATGAAGCTTTAGATAGAGTACATTTAAGTAATATGTCTAAGCTAGATACTGAAGGAAAACCAATATACCGTGAAGACGGTAAGGTTCTTAAAGGACCAAATTATAAACCACCAACTTTAACAGACTTAGTTTGAAATGACCGTAGAACTTATCTCCCGCACTGGTCGGGTCCAATCATGGTTGGATAACCCAGAATCAAGACTTCCAGTGAGTTGCACTGT